ATAGAAGTTATATAGTAATAGATTTAAGCGATACAGACAAAGTGCTTTTTTCTCAAGTAAATCAATCTTCTGCACAAAGTATGAGAAGAAACTTAGCAAACACTCAAGGTTTATTAAGCTATAGTGTTACACCAAGTTTTATTTCAAATGATTCAATTGTACCTGTAGGAGATGTTATGAACCAAACAGAAGCTCTTGAATTATTAGCAACCTCTGCTTGGAGCGAGCCAATGCCAGAAGAATGAATTATTTAAAAACAGTAAGAATGGATGACCACAATTTGTTATTAGCATTAGCTGGTATTATATCAGCATTTGGACTTAAAGAAATATGGACAATTATCCAAAAGAAAATGGATATAGGTGCAAAGAAAGAAGAAAGAGAAGAAAGTTTATACACTAAACAGATTGAAATTCTTACTAATAAAATTACACAACTAGAAACAAAGATAGAGGTGCTTATTGAAGAGAATGTTAGGCTAAGAGTAAAAGTTGTTAAAATGGAAGCACGATTAATAAATAGTGCTAAAAAAAAAGTAAACAAAAGAAATGAAACTAAGTAAAAACTTATCCCTTTCTGAAATGCTGAAAAGCGATACCGCCAAAAGAAAAGGTATAGATAATATTCCAACAGAAGAACACATAGAGAATATGAAGGTTTTAGCTGAGAACATATTCCAACCTATTAGAGATCATTTTGGGGTTCCTTTTGGTATTAGTAGTGGTTATCGATCAGAGGATTTAAATAAAGCTATTGGAGGGGCTCATAAATACATAGATGGCAAGTACGTAGCTACTTCACAACATTGTAAGGGAGAGGCAATTGATTTAGACAGGGATTATGCCAGTGCTCCAAACAATGCAGAAGTGTTTCACTTCATTAAAGATAATTTAAATTTTGACCAGTTAATTTGGGAGTTTGGAACAGATGATAATCCTTCTTGGGTACACGTTAGTTACAGCACTACTCGAACTCAAAGAAACAGAATATTAGTAGCATACAAAGATGACAACAACAAAACTAAGTATAGAATATATGGAAGGTAAATCAACAGAGTTTGAAAAAATGTTAGATAGATTGGAAAAAGAACCAGTTCCTGAAAGAACTTGTAACATAGATGATGAAAATTGCGAAAGCTGTAGTGGATGAAAAAGTTAAGAGATACTAAAATAGGTATATTACTAAAAGAGAAAGCTCCTAAAGTATTAGATATTATTGGTGATGTTTTACCTTCCAGTGGCACAATGGGAATATTAAAAAACATTATTTCTAAAGACCCTGAGCTTACACCTGAACAAAAAGCAGAACTACATAACCAAGTTACAGAGTTATATAAGTTAGAAGTAGCAGATAGAGATTCAGCTAGACAACGTGAAGTTGAAATGGCTAAAGCCGGTGGTAATGATTGGATGATGAATGTAACAGGTGTTATTGGTTTGTCTTGTTTTGTTTTTATAATATATGCAGTTGTATATATACCTAGAGTTTTAGAAAATGAATTATTTATTCATTTAATGGGTATGGTAGAGGGTGTTGTTATTGGAAATATATTTGCTTTTTACTACGGAACAAGTTCAAAAAAATAATGATTATCTTTGTGAAGATAAATCAAATCAAATGAAATTAGAAGAAAAAGAATTAAAATCTTTGAGGGACTTAAACTCCGAGTTTCAATCACTTAAAGTACAATTAGGAGAACTGTCAATACAGAAAAACTCAGTTCTTAAAAGAGTGGATTCAATAAGAGTTGAATTTGAATCTCTTGAAAATGGATTAATAAAAAAATACGGAGAAAACTCTGTAATTAATTTAGAACACGGAACAATAACACAAAATGGCAAAAATAAGTAACACCACCACCTACCCAACCAAAGCAAGTCCCTCAAGTACAGATTATGTAATAGGTACTGATGCGTTGTCTAAAGAAACAAAGACATTTACCTTACAGAGTATAGCAAATCTTTATGCGGGTTCTGGTTCGGGTACAGTTACTAGTGTTGGCTTAAATAGCGGCACAACAGGTCTTACTATAACAAGTGACACAACCAACCCAATAACTACAACAGGGACATTTACATTAGGTGGCACTTTAGTCGTAGCTAATGGAGGAACAGGACTAAGTGCTTTAGGAACTAGAAGTCAAGTTATGGCTGTTAATGACGGAGGCAATGCATTAGAGTTTATAGACCCAAAAGTTATTGAAACAATAGAGGCGAATGAAGCAATATCAAAAGGGGACCCTTTATATATAGTATCCTGGAACAATGGTACTTCTACGGCAGTAGTTGGAAAAGCAGACGCTTCAAACCCTGCTAAAATGCCTTGTGTTGGTTTAGCTCAAGAAAATTTAACAACAGGAGCTACAGGTTCTATGATGGTAGTTGGAGTTTTAGATCAGTTAGATGTAAATGCAATTCCCTCTTCCGGACCAAATCCTTTAGTTAATGATGTTATATATGTAGCAGCCGGAGGTGGTTTAACATCAATCAAACCAACAGGAACTAACTTAATACAAAATATAGCCATAGTTTTAAATGCTAGTGCTCAAGGAACATTACAAATAACAGCTATTGGAAGAACCAACGACTTACCTAATTTACCAGAGGGAAGTATTTGGTTAGGGGATTCAAATGGTGTGCCTTCTGCTTTAGGTATAGGAGCTAACACTTACGTTTTAACATCTGACGGCACTACAGCATCGTGGGCTGCTGCTGCAGGAGGTGGTTCAACTATATCCGTTCAAAACAGTGGAGGTACTCCTGTAACTGGAATTTCAACATTAAACTTTGCTGATAATCTATCTGTAGCTACAGCACCAGGTGGTATAGCTACTATCGACTCATCTAAAGCAGGTATTTCCCCTTTTCCTATATATCAAGCTACAGACTCTGTTTCTACAGGAGGTCAAACAATCATTAGACAAAGCGTTTGTGAATCAGATGTTACTTTAAGTAAATTAGAATACTTCTCAATTGGAGCATCAGCTAATCCTATAAATTTTGCTATATACGCAGGTAAAATAACATCAGCTGGATCAGCAAACCTTAGAGTTTCAGGAACCAATGCTACATCAGTTGATGGTATAAATATTATAACTTTTTCATCACCTTACACTATTTCAGCAGGACAAGATATAGTAATAGTTGTCTCTTCTCAAGATACTCAATCTTTAGCTGGAAGCACATCTTTACTTAGCAACACAAGTATATCTAGAGGAGGAGCCGGATACACTAGCTCTTTTCCAGGTACTTTAGATGGTTTAACAGACACTTACGCAAGTTCTGTTGCTACGGGTGTATGTACACATATTTATTAAATGAAATGGAAATTAGAAAAATATCAATTGGTCCTGACTATAAGTCTGGGGCTATGCACTACCTTGTCGGGCAAGATGTTCTAGGGGGGAATTACACTATACACCATATAAGACAAGAAAAAAATTGTTTTAAAATATGGATTATTAGAGAAAACGAGATTGTCCTTTGGAAAAGTTTTAATGAAACTATTCCAGTATCTGTAGAATACAATATTAACTTTTAGTATGAAGTCACCTTTTGGTTTTATTGTAACTCCGGTTAATGATACTCGGTACGATAATGTAAAAAAAATAGGAGAGGTTGACTTTATTACTAGCTCCTCTAAAGAAGACCATACTGTATCTAATCGTTTTGCTAATGTTATTGCTACGCCAATTAATTATGATGGGGACGTAAAGGTAGGTGACATATTGGTGGTGCACCACAATGTGTTTAAGTATTATAACGATATGAAAGGCAGAGAAAAAAGTGGTAGGAGTTTTTTAAAAGACAATCTATTTATAGTAGAACCTAATCAGTTTTTTATGTACAAACAAGATGGTAAATGGAAGTCTCATTTAGATTATTGCTTTGTTAAGCCTTCTAATAAAGAAGAATCTGTTATATTTAATAGTGATAAATACCAAGCTCTTACAGGGACTATTGAAGTTACTAATCCAGAGTTAACTTCTTTAGGTGTAAAAGAAGGAGATAGGGTTTGTTTTAAGCCAGAGTCTGAGTATGAGTTTAAAATAGATGATCAAACTCTTTACAGAATGAAATCAAAAAATATAACTATGGCATTATGAGTAGAGAAATTAAATTAAAAATAATAAAAGCGGGTAGAGCAGCGGTAGAGCAACTAATAAAAGTAGCTCAAGAAAAAATTATTAAGCCTGACCCAGATGATGAGTTAGCGGCAGATAGATTAAAGAATGCAGCAGCGACTAAGAAACTAGCAATATTTGATGCGTTTGAAATACTTAATCGTATTGATGCAGAAGAAGAGGCTTTAAATAGTGTAAATAAAACAAGCAGTAATCAAGGATTTGCAGAGAGAAGGTCTAAATAAAGTTTTACAAGATGTTGTGCCAAAAACAGCTATGGCTAAGAAAAACAAAGCCAAAAACTGGGAGTATGGTTACAATGAAAAGTATGACATTGTAGTTATTTCCAAAGATGGAACACTAGGTGACATATATGAAATTCAAGGGTTAAGAATAGGACTACCTAAAACACCTTCCAAGTGTTATTCTAATAAAGAAAAATGTTGGCAACCTTTTGAGTATCCAAAATCATTATCTAAAATAAAATCTATATTTCAATGGAACGAAATGTCTTCTGATTTTAAAGATGCTTGGGTAGGTTATATTGAACAGGAGTTTGACAGGAGAGAGGAAGGTTTTTGGTTTAATAACAACGGCAACCCTACTTATATTACAGGTACTCATTATTGTTATTTACAATGGACCAAGATTGACGTAGGACACCCTGAGTTTAGGGAAGCTAATAGAATATTCTTTTTATTTTGGGAAGCTTGTAAAGCAGATAAGAGAAGTTTTGGAATGTGTTATTTAAAAATAAGACGTTCTGGTTTTTCATTTATGGGCTCATCTGAAACTGTAAATACTGCTACTATATCTAAAGATGCAAGAATAGGAGTGCTGTCTAAAACTGGAACAGATGCTAAGAAAATGTTTACAGATAAAATAGTTCCTATTTCTAATAACTATCCATTCTTTTTTAAGCCCATCCAAGATGGTATGGACAAACCAAAGACAGAACTATCCTATCGTGTTCCTGCAAGTAAGATTACCAAGCGTAATATGTATCTATCTGATAATCAAGAACTTGAAGGCTTAGATACCACAATAGATTGGCGTAATACTTCTGACAACTCTTATGATGGAGAGAAACTTCAACTATTAATACACGATGAAAGTGGTAAGTGGGAAAAGCCTGAAAACATACTTAATAATTGGCGTGTTACAAAAACTTGTTTAAGGTTGGGTAGTAAAGTTATTGGAAAGTGTATGATGGGTTCTACTTCTAATGCGTTGGATAAAGGTGGTGCTAATTTTAAAAAGCTATACTACGATTCTGACGCTAAGTCAAGGAACGCCAACGGGCAAACTAAATCTGGGTTGTATTCTTTATTTATTCCTATGGAGTGGAATTTTGAAGGTTATATAGATAAGTTTGGTATGCCTGTTTTAAAAACCCCAGAAAAACCTATTGAAGGCAACGATGGTGAGCACATTACTACAGGAGCTATAGATTACTGGGAAAATGAAGTTGACTCTTTAAAAAATGATGCAGATGCATTAAATGAATTTTATAGACAATTTCCGAGAACTGAGTCTCACGCATTTAGAGATGAGAGTAAGCAGTCATTATTTAATCTAACTAAGATATACCAGCAGATAGATTATAACGATGGGTTAATGAAGGCTAAGTACCTGACTAGAGGTAGTTTTCATTGGGAGAATGGAATAAAAGATTCTAAAGTAATATGGACTCCAAATAAGACAGGGAGGTTTTTAGTTAGTTGGATACCTAAATACGAATTGCAAAATAAAAAACAACTTAGAAACGGAAAGTATTACCCTGGAAACGAGCACCTTGGCTCATTTGGTTGTGATAGTTACGACATTTCAGGAACGGTTGGTGGAAAAGGATCTAATGGTGCTTTGCACGGGATGACTAAATTTAATATGGATGACGCCCCAAGTAATGAGTTTTTTTTAGAATATGTAGCTAGACCTCAAACAGCAGAGATATTTTTTGAAGAAGTGTTGATGGCTTGTGTGTTTTATGGTATGCCAATCCTTTGTGAAAATAATAAACCAAGACTTTTGTATCATTTTAAAAATAGAGGTTATCGAGGCTTTTCCACCAACAGACCCGATAAAAGCTTTAACAAACTGTCTAAGACAGAAAGAGAATTAGGTGGCATTCCTAATACTTCAGAAGATGTTAAGCAGTCTCACGCATCTGCTATTGAGTCTTACATAGAGAAATATGTTGGGCTAGATATGGTTAGTGAGTTTAGAGCAATGGATGAGATGGGGTCAATGTATTTTACTAGAACTCTAGAAGATTGGGCTCGTTTTGATATTAATAAAAGAACTAAATTTGATGCTTCGATTAGTTCTGGTTTAGCTATAATGGCTAATCAAAAACATTTGTACACTCCTGTCAAAAAAGAGTCAAAAATAAGCATTAACTTTGCAAGATATGCTAACAAGGGGAATATAAGCGAATTACTGAAATAAATGAAAGACGTTGAATTATTAATAAACCCCGCAGGTTTTCCAGATCAATTTGCCACTGATGTTGAAAAAGCAACAATGGAATATGGATTACAGGTAGGTCAGGCCATTCAATACGAGTGGTTTAGAGAAGGTGGAGGAAGCTGTAGATATTATAGCCAACTTCAATCTTTTAATAAACTAAGGAAATATGCAAGAGGTGAACAATCTGTTGCTAAGTATAAGAATGAATTAGCTGTTGATGGTGACTTATCGTACCTCAACCTAGATTGGACTCCAGTTCCAATACTTCCTAAGTTTGTGGACATTGTGGTTAATGGAATGTCAAACAGATTATTTCACGTTAAGGCATATGCTCAAGACGCTTTATCTAGCGAGCACAGAAATAAATACCAGAAGTTAGTAGAAAGAGATATGTTGAATAAAGATATCTTTGCTGACTTTCAAGAGTCTTTTGGTATTAATCCATTTATGACAAATGTAGAAGATCTTCCAGAAAATGATGAAGAACTTGAACTACATATGCAATTAAAATATAAGCCATCTATTGAGATTGCTGAAGAAGAGGCTATTAATACAGTTTTAGAGGAAAACCATTATCAAGACATCAAAAAGAGGATTGATTACGATATGACTGTTCTTGGTGTTGGTATGGCTAAACACCAGTTTCTACCAGGGAGTGGTGTTCAAGTAGATTATGTAGACCCTGCTAATGTGGTGTATAGCTATACGGAAGACCCTCATTTTAAAGATTGTTTTTATTGGGGTGAAGTTAAAACACTTCCAATAACTGAGTTAATTAAGATTGACCCTAGCTTAACTAGTGATGATTTAAAAAAGATATCTCAATATAGTCAAACTTGGTATGATCATTACAATGTAAATAGGTTTTATGAGAATAGTTTGTTTTTCAAAGACACAGCTACACTTATATATTTTAATTACAAGACCACTAAAAAGTTTGTATATAAGAAAAAAATATTAGAAGGTGGTGGAGAAAGAATGATTGAGAAAGACGATACTTTCAATCCACCTGAAGAGATGATGAAGGAGGGTAAGTTTGAGAGAGTTGAAAAAACTATTGAGGTTTGGTACGAAGGTATAATGGTAGCTGGATCTAATATTCTTCTAAAATGGGAGTTAGCTGAAAATATGGTTAGACCAAAGTCCGCTTCTCAACACGCAATGCCTAATTACGTGGCTTGTGCCCCTAGAATGTACAAAGGTAATATTGAGTCTTTAGTTAGGAGAATGATTCCTTTTGCAGACCAAATTCAAATAAGCCACTTAAAACTACAACAAGTAGTTGCTAAGATGGTTCCAGATGGTGTGTTTATAGACGCAGACGGACTGAGTGAAGTAGACTTAGGCACAGGGCAAGCATACAATCCAGAAGATGCATTAAAGCTATACTTTCAAACAGGTAGTGTAGTTGGTAGAAGTTATACTCAAGATGGTGAGTTTAACAATGCTAGAGTTCCAATACAGCAATTAAACACCAGTAGTGGTCAATCTAAAATGGCTGCACTTATTGGAAACTACAATCATTATTTAGGAATGATTAGAGCGGTGACTGGATTAAATGAAGCTAGAGATGGTTCAACACCTGATCCAAATGCGTTAGTTGGTGTTCAGAAGTTAGCAGCTCTTAATTCTAATACAGCTACTAGACATATATTAGAAGGTAGTTTATATATTAGCAGAACACTTGCAGAAGGTTTATCATTAAGAATAGCTGATTTACTAGAGTACGCTGACTTCAAAGAAGAATTTGCTAATCAAATAGGTAAATACAACGTAAAAAGAATAGAAGATATTAAAGACTTATATCTATATGACTTCGGTATATTTATTGAAGTTGCTCCTGATGAAGAAGAAAAAGCAATGTTGGAACAAAACATTCAAATGGCTTTATCTAAAAATGACATTAGCCTAGAAGATGCGATTGATATTAGGGAGGTTAGAAACTTAAAGATGGCTAATCAGCTATTAAAGCTTAAGAGAAAAAGAAAACAAGACGCTGATAGAGAGGCTGCTGCAATGCAACAGCAAATGACTGCACAAACTCAGTTCCAATCTCAAAAGATGGCTTCAGATGCTGCGATGCAAAAGATACAATTAGAGGGTGAGATGAAAATGAGAGAGAAACAAGCGGAAGTAGCTTTTGAAATAGAGAAGTTGAAAAACGAAGCAGCTCTTAAACAGCAATTAATGACATATGAGTTCCAACTTAATATGCAATTAAAGGGAGTTGAAGAATCAGCTATCAATACAAGAGAAACAAAAAGAGAAGAGGCTAAGTCTGAAAGGATAAGCCAACAAAATACTGAGCAATCAAAATTGATTCAACAGAGGCAAGAAAAGTTACCTCCAGTTAACTTTGAGTCAAAAGAAGATAGTTTAGACGGGTTCGATTTGGCAGAGTTTGAACCTCGATAAAATAAAAAAAATAATTAGTAACTTTGCATAATAAAATCAAATTAAATGGAAATTAAAGTAAAAGAATACGATTCTGGACCTCAGAAGTCAAAAGCACAAGTAGAGGAAGAATTGTTACAAAAGCACGAAGCCGAAGTAAGTGGTGAGAGTGTAGAAGAGAATAAGGTAGAAGCAGTTAAGGTAGAAGCAACTGGACAAACAGAAGAACCTATTAAAACTGAAGAACCAATTAAAGAAGAACCTGTAGTGGGGAAAAAGCCACAAATGGGTGAACAAGAAGTTCTTTCATTTATTAGAGAGAAATACAGTAAGGAAGTTAATTCTATTGATGACCTGCTTGCTAAAAGAGAGCAAGAAGAGTTACCATCAGATGTAGCGACTTACTTACAGTATAAAAAAGAGACTGGTCGTGGATTTGAAGACTTTGCTAAAATTAGTAGAGATTATAGTAAAGAAAGTCCTGATCAAGTATTATCTATGTATTATTCAGAAGTTGAAGAAGGCTTAGACAAGGAAGAAATAGATTATTTACTTAATTCTAGATTCGGAACTGACCCTGAAGTTGATTCAGAAGATGAAATAAAAAAGAAAAGCATAGATAAGAAAAAAGAGCTTGCAAAGGCTTTAAAACACTTTGAAAGTCAAAAAGAAAAATATAAAGTTCCTGTTGAGTCAATGGGCACTACGTTTTCTGATGAAGACCAACAAAGGTTTAAGGCTTATCAAGAACAAATGGAGAAATCCAAGGAGGCTCAAAGTTTGGCACAAAAACGAGCAGAGAGCTTTCAGGAAAACACCAATAAATTGTTTACTGAAGAATTTAAAGGTTTTAAGTTTAACATCAGTGATAAAGAATATGTTTATTCTCCTGGCGATTTCAACGAACTGAAGAAGTCTCAATCTGACATTATGAACTTTATATCAAAGTTTACTAATGACCAAGGAGAGATATCGGATGTAGTTGGATATCACAAGTCGTTGTCAATGGCAATGAATCCTGAAAAGTTCGCAAAGTATTTTATCGAGCAAGGGGTGGCATCAGCTGTTAATGAGTCTGCTAAAAAATCTAAAAATATAAACTTAGATATGAGGCAAACTCCGCAGGTGACATCTAAACAAGGGTTTACTGTTAAGGCTACGACACCCTCGTCTAGGCGAGGATTGACAATTAGGTCACCAAAAAATAAATAAGTTAAACATTAAAAACAAAAAACAATGAGTTTAAATATACCGGGGTTTGCTCTACAGCCAAGTGCTACTAGAGTGCCAACCGCAACAAACTATATGACAAGTTTTGATTTTTTAAATCAATATTTGCCAGACACATACGAAAAGGAATTTGAGAGATATGGAAACAGAACTCTTTCTTCTTTCTTAAGAATGGTAGGTGCTGAGATGCCTTCTAATTCTGACCTTATTAAATGGGCAGAACAAGGCAGATTACACATTAAATATACAGATGTAAGTACTCCTGCAGCAGCTGCTGCAACGCAAGCTACATTTACAGTTGCTGATACTTTGATTCCTGCAAACCAAGTGATGGGCGAACAGCCTTTTGCTCCTGGAACTAACCAAGCATCACAAATAGCTATCAGAAAAGGTCAAACAGTTATGATATCTGGAAACACTGGTTATGCTGGGATTTCTAACAAAGGTATTGTTACTGGTGTTTCGGCTACCACTTTTGATGTAAAGTTCTTTGAAGCTGGTGGATACACTGGTGTAGGAACAGGAGTTACTGCTGCTGAAAAAGTAAGTGTTTTCATTTACGGTTCTGAATTTAAAAAAGGAGATCTTGGAATGGAAGGTTCTTTAGAGCCATTTGACACGATTCTTGAAAACAATCCTATCATCATCAAAGACAACTACGCTGTTAATGGTTCTGATATGGCTCAAATTGGGTGGATAGAAGTATCTACTGAAAACGGAGCCAATGGATACCTATGGTATTTAAAAGCAGAGCACGAAACAAGAATGAGGTTTGAAGATTACCTAGAAACTGCAATGGTAGAAGCTGTAAAAGCTGGTGCTGGATCAGGCGCTATTGGCGAAGGATTTTTAGGTTCTGAAGGATTATTTTCTGCTATTGAGTCAAGAGGTAATATCTACACAGGTTCTATTACTGCTTTAGAGAATTTTGATTCTATTATCGAAAGACTAGATAAGCAAGGAGCTATTGAAGAGAATGTTCTTTTCTTAAACAGACAAACATCTTTCGAGATTGATGATATGTTAGCTGCTCAGAACTCTTATGGTAATGGTGGTTCATCTTACGGATTATTTGATAATGACGAAGAGATGGCATTAAACCTAGGATTTTCTGGATTTAGAAGAGCATATGATTTCTACAAGACAGATTGGAAATACCTTAACGATCCTACTATGCGAGGTGGTTTAGTTGGCGGAGCTATTGATGGTGTATTAGTACCAGCAGGCACAACTAATGTTTACGACCAAGTATTAGGAAGAAACGTCAAGAGACAATTCTTACACGTAAGATATAGAGCTTCTGAAACAGAAGACAGAAAATATAAGACGTGGATTACTGGTTCTGCTGGTGGTGTTGCTACTAGCGATAGAGATGAGATGAGAGTTAATTTCTTATCAGAAAGAGCACTATGTACTATGGGTGCAAACAATTTCGTATTGTTCAAATAATAGTATAATTTATGGAGGGGAGCAATCCCCTCCTATTTTTTAAAGTTTAAATTAAATCAAATGAAAAAAAACAAAGAAATAAAAGACCGTATCTATAAGTTAAGAAACGGCTACCAACCATTAAGTTTTACACTTAATTCTAGAAACTCAAGAAGAAAGCCATTATTATATTTTGATGGCACTCACAATAGACCTTTGCGTTATGCATCTAATCAGAAGAGCCCTTTTGAAGATGATCAAGACAAAAACGTAATATTAGACCCAATTATTTTTGAAGATGGAATGTTGTTTGTTCCTAAAAACAACCCTGTATTACAGGAATTTTTACATTATCACCCAGACAATGGTTCTGTTTTTGAAGAGGTAGATAAAGAAGCAGATGCTCAAAGAGAGGTAGATTATTTAGAGGTTGAGGCAAAAGCATTTAAACAAGCTGCTGAATTAACTTTAGACCAAATGGAAACTTTAGGCAGAGTATTCTTAGAACTTAGAGTAGGCAATATGACTACCGCTGAATTAAAAAGAGACATTATACTATTTGCTAAAAACCATCCGGAAGACTTCTTAGATGCTCTTAATGATCCAATGTTAGAGCTACAGGACACTGTAGTGAAAGTGTTTGACAAGGGATTATTAAGTTTAAGAAACAACGGCAAGGATGTTTATTATAATCTAAAAACTAAGAAGACTAAACTTTTAACTATTCCTTTTGGTGAAGACCACATTCAAACAGTGGCATCATTCTTCCAGAAAGATGAAGGCATTGATATATACAAAGCCTTCCAAGATATGTTAGAAAAATAAATTATGTAATCAACAAGAGCTTCTACAATTAGAGGCTCTTTTTTTTTGCTTATCTTTGTATCAAAAGATTTTAGATGATAAATTCTGTTAGAAATACTGTTCTTTCTATACTGAATAAAAATAATTACGGATACATCTCTCCAGCTGACTTTAACCTTTTTGCAAAACAAGCACAGCTAGATATATTTGAAGATTACTTTTACCAGTATAATACTCAAATAAACAAAGAGAACAATAGACTAGGTAGACTATCCGGTACAGGTTATGCAGATATTAAAAAGGGATTAGAAGAAGTATTAGATAGTTTTTCTGTAACTTCATTTTTAACAAGAGTAAATGCGAATACATACTCCCTACCATTAGACTATTATCTTATTAATAAAATATTCTATTACCCTAATCAACTAACTTCAGGAACCACAACAGGAACTACCGCAGGAAAACTAGATGATGTTGATGCTAATTTTTTAGGTGTTGTAAGTGTAGGTGATATAGTAATTAACACTACTGACTCCACGTCTGCTTTTGTAACAGCAGTAGCTAACACCTCATTAGTTTTAAGTAGTGATATAATGGTTACTGCAGAAAACTATGCAGTTTATAACAATAAAAATATTGCAGAGGTAGAAAGAGTAAGTCAAGATAAAATATTTTATTTAACTAATTCTAACTTAACAGCTCCCACTACACAATATCCTGCTTATGTGTTAGAGGCTAATAATATTACTGCTTATCCAACTACTATATCTGGAGTGTCTGACTTACAAACTCAATATGTTAGATATCCAAAAGACCCTAAATGGACTTACCAAACCTTAACAGGAGGTCAACCATTGTTTGACCAATCTCAATTAGACTTTCAAGACTTTGAATTACCTTTATCTGATGAAACAGATTTGGTTGTTAACATCTTAAAGTATGCTGGACTATCAATTAGAGAGGCTGAAGTTGTTCAAGCGGCAACCACACAAGAAAATCTAGAAACCATACAAGAAAATAGCTAATGGCATATATATCACAATATCAATATTATGAAAATGGAGGCAATACTCCTTCAAATGCTAACTGGGGTTCTTATCAGTATGTTTCTTTGCAAGATATTGTAAACAACTATATGTTAATGTATGTTGGTAACAACCAGCTTATTAATAATATAGATAGATATCAAGTTTTGTTTCACGCTAAAAGAGCAATACAAGAACTTAATTATGATGCGTTTAAAGAAATTAAAATACTTCAACTAAATGTTGGTGACAACTTAAGATACATATTACCTTCTGATTTTGTTAACTGGGTTAGAATATCTATATATCACAACGGAACTTTGTTTCCTTTAAGTGAAAATGTTCAAACTAATTATGCTTCTGCTTACTTGCAAGACAATAACAACAACTTATTGTTTGATTCAAATGGTAATGTGCTAAGTCCTGAAAACTCTAAGATTACACAAGACAGAATAGCCGGCCTTACTAGAAGCCAATACTTAAATGAGACTAGCCCTTATTACGGATACTATGGCTTTTGTTTAGAAGGGTGTTGGTATTTTGACTTTTCTATTGGTTACGGATTAAATACAGAAACAGCAAATGCTTTACCTACTTTTAAAATAGATAAAAAAGGTGGCGTAATTAATTTTAGTTCTGGAGCTGGTAATAAGTCAGTTGTATTAGAATATGTTTCTGACGGTATGGAAAATGGAGATGATTCATTGGTAACTGTCAATAAAATGTTTGAAGAGTTTTTGTATTCTTATATAACTTACTCTATATTAAATACAAAACTAAATGAACCAGAGTACATTATAAATAGATACAGAAAAAGCAAATCAGCACTATTAAGAAATGCCAAAATAAGAATGAGTAACATTCACCCAGGGAGACTACTTATGAATTTAAGAGGTCAAGATAAGATTATAAAGTAATATGCAATTAAATAGTTTTTTCTTCAAAGGCATAATGAATAAGTCTAGTGACGAAAGGATACTACCTCCTGGAGAGTATGTAGACGCACTAAACGCTAGACTAGGCTCAACAGAAGATTCTGAAATAGGAAGTGTAGAAAACACTAAGGGCAACACAAAACTAACCAACATCACTAATCAAGGAGTGGCATTAAGTTCTAATGCTGTTTGTATTGGTTCTTATGCAGATGAAAGTGATGAAACTATTTATTGGTTTGTGACTGATCCTTCAGTAGTTGACTTAATTATTTCTTTCAATGTAAAAACATCTGTTACTGTATACCACATTATATCTACTAGTGTATTAAACTTTAACCCAAGTAATTTAATAACAGGGGTTGAGTTAATAGATAGGTTTTTAATATTTACAGATAATTTAAATCCACCTAGAAAAATAAATGTAGATAGGTCTTATGATTTTCCTGTTGGTGGGGTAGACCAAATAACAGAAGAAGAAATTAATCTTATAGTTAAGCCACCCATTAGCCCACCTAGTTTTACTTTGTCTAGTGCTGATGGTGATGATCAAAGTTTTTTTACAGACAAGTTTATTTCTTTTGCTTATAGGTTTAAGTATGAAGATGGAGAGTACTCTGCGCTATCTCCATTTAGCCTTCCTGCTTTTGCACCAATTACTACTAGACCTTTTCAGGTTGACTTTAACTCAGTCAAGAACGAATCAATGGTTAATGAATTCAATGCGGCAACTGTGTTTTTTAATACGGGTTCTAATTTAGTCAAAGAAATAGAAGTTTGTTATAAAGAAAGTTCAAGCACTGTTATTAAAGTAATAGACAAGTACAGTAAGTCTGATTTAGGATGGGCTGACAACTCAACACAATCTATATTTTTTAGAAACAAAGAAGTATTTAGAGTGTTATCTGCTAATGAAAGTTTAAGACTGTATGATAATGTTCCTTTAAAGGCGAAAGCTTTAACTAGTTCTGGAAACAGATTAATGTTTGGAAATTATGTAGATGGATACGATATGAAGTCTGCTGACGGAAACGATGTTAAGTTAAATTATGTTACGAGCTTGGTAAATCCTGCTGAAAATTCTACTGTTATTCCTGGTCAGTTTGTTTCTTCAGATTACCAAGTCTTAAATGGTAGTTCTACACCAAGTACGATAAGTGTGGAAAATTCAAAAGCTGTTTTTGATTTTGGGCTAACACAATTTACTCAAGGGTCTATTGTAAGTTTTAGTGCTTCATTAAAAAGTTTTGCTTCAGGTGGAAATTTTTATAACCAAAACACTGCTGTTTTAAACCTATCTAGAGCAACTGGTGGAGCAACATTTAATATAGCTGCATCTGTACAATTAAATAATTCATACTCAGACGTGGCTTCTTTTGTAGGTGGCCCTGATTTTGAAAGGTTAATTGGAACTGGATTAGCTACAGCAACTCCTAATTATCAACCCTTTGCTAATGCTGTTGATGGGGTAACAGCAACCGATATTTTAAATAATTCTGTTATACAAACTCCAGCGACTAATAGTGTAGGAGGGGCTAATGTTACAGCTGTTAATTCAGCTGTTCCAAATGCAGCAGCATCTGATTCTACAATAACACCTCCCGCTACTTACCCAACTGGTCAAACTGGTTTTTTAGAATCTTTTGACATTGCTAATCCTACAATAATAAATATACAATCACTAATGATGGTATATAAAGTAGGTAGCACTAAGTCTTTTGAAGGGTTGGAATTTTTAAGTGCTTCATTTAGTGTTGAAACCGGCAAATCTTTAGAAAGCTTACACAGTAATAGAGATTATGACTTAGCTATGATTTATATGGATGAATATGCTAGGTCAAGTACTGCTTTAGTTAGTTTAGATAGTAGTATTAATATTCCTGCTTCTAATTCCATTGACTTTAACAAAGTACAGGTAAATATACCTACTAGTCAAAAAGCACCATCTTGGGCTAAGCATTATAAGTTTGCCATTAAGCCATCTAAATTAAATTACGACACCTTGTTCTTGTTGAGGGCAGAACCAGACTTAGACAATTCAGAAGAGTTTTGGTGTTTACTAGAAGGGGAGACTGCACAAAAAGTTGCTGAAGGCGAAACTTATGTAGTAAAAAAAGATATTGAGGGTCCAATGCCAAACTATACAGAAGCTACTTGTTTAGCTAAAAGCACTACTCCAAATTTAGATACAGATGCACCTTCATACCCAGGCCCTGGTGTTTATGCAAAGTTTGCTCCTGGAGGGAGTTATGAACTAAATAATCCAAACATAACAAAAGAGGTAAATGTAAGCACTAATCAAACATCAGTACCATTAAACGGAATAGAAGGAGAATTAAGTTTAGCGACAGCTTCTGGTTCAGACCCTTTGTTTCCTACACAGACTATAGGAGAGGGCACTTCGGTTACATTAAAAATAACTTGTGAAAGAAATTCAGCTGGTTTATTTAGGGCGGCTTCTATTAAAGAAGATGAGTTAAAACTAAAATACAGTAAATTAACAGCTACTAGAACAGCTAACAGATCTTACGACACTCACGCCACTCTTCAAGCTAACCTACAAGAAATGGTCCAGGAACAATTTGTTAATGAAGATGATTTTTTTGCTGTTTCAGAAACTGATTATTCTGGTAATAATGGTCTTGAGTATAGGTTTAAATTAGATAATTCAGTTTTAGTTACTGACGGAACTAGATATCCTCTTACTGATGAACCTATTGCAGAAGCAGATGCTTTTCATATTGTTTCATTTTATACTGCAGGAACTAATACAATAGGTGCTATTGACAGGTTTCCAGCCTTAGCTCGATATGCTAATGATATTGGGGTGTCCAGATTAAAAATAAAAGTATCTATAACTAATCAACCTGACGGTTTAGTGGTGTTAGAAACAGATGGTGAAGATACTGCAAGTGAATTTTACTATGAAGGAAATGAAGTGTTTGACATAAACGGTGACTTACACGATGGTAACCTACAAAACCAAAACACTTGGGCTTTTTATGATAATGCACAAAACAACGCTTATAGAAGCTCTCAAGGATTGCCTGCCTCACAATTTTATGGTGTAAATTTAGCTTTAACCACCACAGGTGGAACTGGAGATGATGCACCATTTTCTGTAGGTGACATAGTAAACGTACAACAAACTAATTTATCGCCAACCAATCCACAATACAATGGGCAACACACAGTAGTAGAGAAACCAGACGCCAATACCATAGTATTAGACGTTGCTTTTGGAACTGCAACTCCTGTTGAAGGAGGGTCAGTTAATGCAGATGCTATTGTGCTTACTAACTTTTTTAACTGTTACTCTTGGGGTAATGGTATGGAAAGTTGTAGGATTCAAGACTCATTCAAAGAAGATGCTCTTAATATTGGTGAAAGAGTATTTACTTTATCTGAGGGTGAGTTTAGACAGAAACGAAGAAACGCTTCTATTACTTATAGTGGTATATATAATGATGAAACTAAACTAAATAGAACTAACGAATTTAATTTAGGTATACTTAACTTTAAAGATTTAGACGAAGACTTTGGTAATATAGAATTACTTAAAGCAAGACAGAATGATTTATTAGTATTGCAAGAAGATAAGATATCTTATGTATTAGTAAATAAAAACGTACTTACTTCAGCAGATGGTTTATCTAACGTGACATCAACACCTACTATATTAGGAAATCAAGTATCTCGTTTAGAAGAATATGGTATTAGCCATAATCCAGAAAGTTATGCAGAGTTTGGTTATGATAAGTATTTTACGGATGCAAAGCGTGGTGCAGTAATTAAGTTAAGTGGTAGCTCTTATTCTAATGAATCACTAGAGGTTATATCTCAGGCTGGAATGAGGTCATACTTTAGAGATTTATTTATAGATGATTTTAATACTCAAAAAATAGGAGGATATGATCCTTATATGAATGAGTATGTATTAAGTAGCAATAACAGGACATTGCCAGTAGAACCTCAGACTGTAAACTGCGGATCAGAGCTAGAGTTTAACAACCAAACCGTGAGCTTTACCTATACTGTTAAGTTAGGGGCTTCTATAGGAACTACGGATATTGACTACAATGTAACCAGTGGAAACATAAACATATCAGTTACTTATAATGGAGCCACTACTAATTCAGGAAGTGTTACAGGAAGCGGAACTTTTCAATTTAACAAAAACATTCCTTCTATTGAAACTGCTGTTGTAACAGTAGCGGTAGTAGGGGTGTCTGTAGATTATTCAATCACTACTCAATGTCCAAACGCAGCTGTTATAAACGTATATCAAATATGTTTGAATAGTGGGTTTACAGGATTAGCTCCAACCATACACAATCAATATGAATGGTCTTCTGATAATCTAACGCCTTCCGTGTCTAGTCCACTTATAAACCAACCTGTGACTTTTACAAATGTAGCAACAGGTACGGGTGTTGGAACACAAAGAGTGGCTCAATATCAAGTGTATGCTTCTCAAGTAGCTGTTGGAACAACACCAACCCCTGAGGCGGTTTTTACGGTTAGGTCAGCTAAAACAGGTTCTGATTCATTTGATTTTAATACTAATAACGGAAATAGATTATTACACTTATTAAGTAATACTACTTACGCAAATACTCAAGCGGATATTATTTCTTTGTTGGCTGCTAGTACTAATTTAACCATATCTAATACATCAAGCGGTGTATTTGAAGGGTCGTTTAATTACAGTAACACAGGAGGAACACCAGTATCTAATTTGTATTTAATATACGACTACAGAAGTTCAACTCAAGTTAATTTATCTTTTGGATCAACAGAAGGTATAGTTTGTGGAGGTACTGGAACACTAGGACCATACTTCCTAGACGCAGTAGTTCCTTCGGAAGCAACAGTCGTTTACAACGATGCTGCAATGACAGTACCTGCAGCTGATGGTTATTATTTATATGTTAATCCAAATCCAACAGTAGTTGATACATATTGGTTAAGACAAGACAACGGAAGAATTGTTCAAGTAAGTGAATGTTCAAGTTAAATTATGGCAGAAGTAACCTTATCATATAGCCCAGCAGTAAAAGGATGGCCTTCCTTTTATTCATTTATACCAGAGTATACTCAAGGTATGAACAACTATTTATATACATTTAAGAATGGTCAACTGTATAGGCATAATACCAATGCTTTACGAAACAACTTTTATGGGGTTCAATACAACACCACTATTAAAAGTGTATTTAATAAAGGACCATTAGAAAGTAAATTATTTAAAACACTTACTTTAGAGTCAGACAATCCTTGGTCAGCTACTTTAGCAACTGACTTACCTCAAGTAGGTAGTATTTTAGATACTTATTTTGAAAAGAAAGAAGGGAATTATTTTGCTTTTATCAGGTTTCTAGAAACAGATATTAATTTATTAATGAGATATGCTAACGGAATAGCAGATGTAGATACTGTTGACGCTGCTGTCCCTGCTGTAACTACCCTGACTTTTGCTAGTTCAGTAAATATAGGCAGTATTATTAGTATAGGAGATATGCTTTATTATGGTTCAACTCCATCATTAGGTGGTGTAGTGACAGGTGTTAGTGGTCAAGTTATTACTATAGACACAACAATAACAGGTGCAAGTGCACCTAGTAATGGAGACTTTATACTATATGTTAAGAATACGGTAGCAGAATCTCACGGTGTAATGGGGCATTACTGTGAGTATGAACTAACTAATGCTTCAACTTCTAAAGTAGAATTATTTTCAGTAAGTTCTGAAACAATGAAAAGTTTCCCGTAATTTAGTATATTTGCATATGGATCCAGCTACAATGTTAATTATAAGCGGAATCACTAAAGGGGCAGGTGCCCTTTTCAGCCTAGGTCAAGCAGCTAGAGCTAAAAGTGATTTGAAAACCGCTACAGATCAAGCTCAAAAATATATAGACAAAGCATATCAAAGCGCAGACGTAAACACTCAAAGAATGAGGTCTATTGATACTAGTTTGTATGATACTGCTAGTGAACAAATAAGTCAAGATTTATCTACTATATTAGATGTCACTGCAGGTGAAGACCCAAGATTGGCTGCGGCTCAAGGAAGTAGGCTAGCACAACAGTCTGCAAAACAAAGACAAGCTTTGGAGATGCAGAAAAGAAAAGATATTCAAGACTTAGAAAAAGATATTGCAGAAGGTGAACAAGCTAGATTAGGCAGAATACAAACTTTAGATGAGGCTCAAGCAAAAGGGTTTCAGCAACAAGCTGCTGAAGCACAACAAAGAATGACTCAAGCAACACAACAAGCTTTACAAGCTCCCGCTTCTTTAGTAGGGGATTACACAGGAATGATAACAGCAGGTGTTTCTCCAATGCAGATTCAAAAAGGGTTTGAAGGAATGTTTGCTGGCAGTCAGCAAGCTCCACTTACTTCAGTAGGAGGTACAAGTGTGTTACCCGCTAGAACTGTAACAGGTGGTTCAGGTATGGGGTCTTTAATGAGGGGAAATGATTTACAGTTTTTGCCTGATGGAAGAATCTATGACCCTATAACAGGAAGTTTTATATAATTATTAATAATGGCAGCACCAGGATTAGGTTACGTAAAAAGAGATGTTGAAAAGACTACCGTTGATTGGGGAGCAATTAGTGGTGGCTTAACTACAGCACTAGGTGGAGCATTCGCTGCAGGCGAAAAACAAAAGGCAGAAGTAGCAGAAAAAAATCAATCTGTTAGTGCTGAAATACAAAAACTTCCAAGGGGAGCAACTCCAGACCAAACAAAATATTATGCTAGTATTATTCAAAAAGTTGGTGACGGTAATCAAAAAATAAAAGATCAGTATGACAACGGTGAAATTAGCTATACTCAATATAAAATTGCAACAAACGCATTAACTAGCCAGTATCAAATATTAAAAAATAATTTAGTTAATTATCAATCTTCTTATGATAAACTACAAGAAAACGTATTAAAAGAAGGAACTGGAAATGTTTCTTTATCGATGGCTGATATACAAACCACAGTAGGAGACCTTGCAAATAGAACTGTTGATTGGAATATGGATTCTATGATGTTGGAATCTGTTACTAATGTAAATGGTCAAATAATTAAACAGCCAGTTGCTAATGACTTAGGTGTTATGAACTTCTACAACAAGGAGTTTAATGATAAAGTTATTACTAATGCTAATAATGTTTTTGCTAAAAAAGTTTTTGAAACTGTAGATGCAGAAGGTAATGTAACTTACCGTGCTAATTATAAAAGTAAAGAATTTGAAAGTGCTTTAAATAATTATGTAAACTCAAAAATTAGTGATGCAAATGGTATAGATGCTTTAGAATATCTATCTAGTCCAGGAGGAAAGAAGTTAGTTTGGGGTACACCAAAAAATGATAATGAAATACAGCTTTTAATAGATAACGACACAAAAAAGCCTATGGCTGCTAATTTAAGTGAAGTAGTTAAAAAAGCAAAAGATGGTTTAAAGAAAGATATAATAGCTCGTTTAGATACTACTTACAGAACAAAAGAATCAGGTAAACAGTTTGAAGTAGATTTTGTTCCTAATAAAGAGATAACAATGGGGTTAGTTTCCGGAGTAAAAACTGTAGATGATTATGTAAATCATTTAGACAGGTTTAAACCAGGTACTTATTTAAGTAAAAGTGAAATGGCTAAATCTTCTCAACCTTATAAAGTTGTTATTGATGGGGATGAACAAGTAGTAAGTGCAGCTGAATATGTAAAATCAAGACCTGAAGCAACTTTCTTTGAGATAGATAAACAAGGAAGACCAAGACCAGTTGTTTTAAATACTTTTGAAGACTTTTTTAGTTTTGCTAATCAAGCAGCTGGAATGAATGACAAACAAATATCTGCATTCAGAAAAAAAGAACAAGGTAGAAAATATTTTGTAGAAAATGGAGAGATAAAATTTGATACCCCTGCAACCATAGCTACAAAAAGAGAAAAAGGGATTGCCTTGCCTGAATACATTAAAGGTAATAAAATTATTCAAGCAGCTTCTTCAACTGGAGCAGCTTCTTCAACTGGTTCAGCAGCAGGGTTTAACTTAAATGTATCTCTCGATAGAATAGATTTGCTTAATTCAAAAACTGATAAAACACCTTCAGAACAACAAGAATTAAACAACTTAACAAATCAAGTAGCTGACATTTATCCTACATATGCAACTAGTTATGACGCAAGTGGTAATCCTCAAGGTATAGATACAAAGCAAGCACGAAAAGTAGTGGGGGAACAAGTTGATAAGCTTCAGTCTCAAATTAATGATTTAGAAAAAGAATTAAATTCTTATCAATTAGAGTTACAAAAGAAAGATGGTGAGTTTGTAAAAGAAGTTAGATTACAAGGAAAAACAGGATCAGAAATTAAATCATTTGAAAAATTATCGGATAGTGAGGTAGCAAACAGAAGAAGAAAAAGAAAAGAAATACAAGATAAAATAGATAAAATAAAAAACCAAATATCTGAAACTAAAGGAGAGCAGATAATTAAACCTGTATTTGATACTTCTGTTAGGATAGATTACTCAAATAAATAAAAATGGACGAGGAGGTATTACAGGATTTATATAGTAGAGCTCAGTCTAAAGGTTATACTAAATCTTTTGAAGATTTTGTTGTTTTAATACAAGGAGACACAGATGTTCAAAACGATATGTTTTCATATGTTCAAGAACAAGGGTATCAAAAGAACATAGAAGATTTTCAACAGTTAATAGGTGTAAAAAAAAAAGATTCAGATTTGCCTGTTCAAGAGGAAGTTACGGAGTCTATTACAGAGGTGGAAACGCCAGATACTTCTTTGGTATCCTCAGAAAGCTTAATATTTGAAGAAGAGCCATCTCAAGAAAAAGACACACTAATAGAAAGAACATTTGGTAAAAATGTAGTTACTGACTTTTTAGGAGATTTATATCGTTCAGCAACACAAGGATTAGGTCAAGCACAAACAGTAGATGATGCTTTGGAAATATTTACCAAAGGATCAACAGCAACTGATGAAGATTTAACAGATTATATAAAAGCCATACAAGAATCAGAGTCTTATCAAGAAACAGATGAGATGAGAGATTTTTATAAAACCTATCAAGAAGAAGGAGAAGGTTTGTTTGGTGTATTAAAAGGTATTGGAGAAAACCCAAGTATATTACCTCAAATACTAACATCATCCATATTCTCTATGTTTAATCCAGCAGTGGCAGCTGGTGCAGGAGCAGGTGCAGGCGCAGGAGCATTAACAGGAGCAGCCGCTGGTGCAATAGGTGGTCCATTAGCTGCAATCACCGCAGGAGGAGGTGCAGTAGCTGGAATGATTGGAGGTGCTACTACCACTTTAGAAACAGCATTAACCTTTAATGAATTACTTAAAGAAGAGTTAGGTGGATTACCCTTTACTAAAGAAAATGTTAGGGCTGTTTTAAATGACCCTGAAAAATTAAGCAGGCTTAGAAATAGAGCAGCAGGAAGAGGAGCTGCGATTGGAACAGTAGATGCTATTACTGGTGGGTTAGCAGGAAAAGCTACTACAGCTGTTCTAGGAAAAACAGCTAGAAAAGTAACTCAAGCAGGCGCTAAAAAATTAGGACAAGGAAGTAGATTAGCTGCAACAGGAACTGGATTAGGAGTAGAAGCAGTTGGTGGTAGTTTAGGAGAAGTAGCGGGAAAAGCAGTTGCTGGTCAAGAAATGGATGTAGCTGACATTGCTTTAGAAGCAGTTGCTGGATTAGGATCAGCACCAATTACATTAGGCAGGTCATTGTTTTCTAATCAACCTATTTACACTATTAATGGTGTGGAGAAAACAAAACAAGAAATGCAGGAAATTATTAAAGATATGACGGATGAAGATATTGCTTCTTCAAAAGCAAAAATAATTATTAATAATGACCCTGTTACATATAATTTATTAAAAGATAAACTAGATAATTATACCACTAAAAAGAAAGAAACCGAAAGTGTACAAGAAGTGGAAGAAGAAGCAGTAATAAAAGACTCTCAAATTCCAACAAGTAAAGAAATATATACTCTTGAAACAGAGGAAGGTGAAGGAGTTAGAACCGTAGAAATAACTATTAATAAAGACGGAAGTAGAACTGTAGTTCAAAAAGTAGATGGAAACATTGCTAGTAGTGAAAGGTTGTCAAAAGACAACACTCTTAGTAATAAAGAATATGTAGAAAACGCTTATGACAATATAGTTGGGGAGCCTCAAATATTACCAATGGAAGAGGTTATGAATCCTAAAATGAAGGAGAAATTAACCACCCAGAAAAAACAAGAGTTAGGTATAGATGAGGAAGGTCCTAGTTTTACTTTAGAAGACTATGAACTATCTGAAGACCTTAAGTCTAATGAGGATTTTGTAGAAACATACAATAAAAACATAAATAAAGCAATTGAAAATAAGGTAAATCCAGAACAATTACGTAAACTTGTAGAAGATAATTTAAAGCAGAATAAGATTTTCAAGAAGCCAGTTCTAAAAATGAACTTCATAACTAAGTTAGAACTTACAAAGTCTAAAAATATAGAACAAACTAACTTAAAAAATATAGAAGCTAGAGAAAATTTTAAAGAAGTTAAAAAACTTATAGATTGCTTATGGAAATAGAAAGTGACTTAGAAGGTTTTATAATAGAAGAAAAAAGACACAGAGAGTTAATAAACACTATTAATAATGTTGTTAAAGAAATACCTGAAACTAATTTAGATTTATCTTCGTTAGAGGAAATTAAGAATTCTTTAAACGACATTCTAAACAAAGAAGAAAATAACTTCAGTGATGTTAATCTAGTAGAGTCTATTAATAAACTAAGCCTTAAGGTGGAAGAAAATATTAACAGTTTGAAAGATCTTATAAAAGAACAAAGCAAACCAAAAGAGTATTCGTTTGACATCGAAAGAAGTAAGGCCAATAATTTTATTAAAAAAGTAAATGTAATAGTTAAATAATGGCAACAATCACTTCAACAAGCACAAGAATAACAATAAGTGGAGGTTATAAGGATTTTACAGGTGGTAGTGGAAACACAACAACAGTAATTCAATATAGTTCAGGTGATGCACCTGTTAGTGGTGATGCTGGTCGTTTCTTGCTTTGGAAAAATGGCGCTAATACTGGTGATTGGGAAATACGATTTATAGAAAGCGCAACATCTTCTAGCGTAACAGTTACAGATGGTGGTTTTAGTTCTGCTCCTTCTAATGGAGAAGATTTTGTTATTAGTACAAATTTAGAAGATGTACATACAGCAGTTTCTTCAGCTTGTACTAAACAAGGTAATTCTTATGCTTTTGTTGATAGAGATTTTGAACTTTCTTCTGGTGCTTTTTTAGGAGATACAAATGTAAATTTAACAACTAAATCTACTCAAACAGGTAGTGGTTTTATTCCAACTTACCCTGTAGCAAATGGTTGTGCATTACAATTTGGAAGATTAATTGGTGGTGAAGCTAATGATTCTGTTGAAACTATTGGAGGTTGTAGCGTACAGTTTGAGGTTTCTAACGATACTTTAATATTCACTAATCAGGGTTCATATAATACTGCTGGACCTGTATTGAACTTTTATGGTTGCTTAATAGAATCTTTTGGAAATGGATTTAGTCCTTTTATAAGAAGTGCTGGACCAATGAGAATCATAGGTACAATAGCAGATGGTCCAATGGGAGGTAGATTGTATTCACCAGCATCGGAGTTAGTAGATACAAGATTTAGTGGTAATTTATCTGGAGGTATAGCTTGGTCGCTAGGTGGTACATTTACAAGACCAATTAACAATGTTTTCTTTTTTCAAAACAATACTGCAATTAAAGCGTTTGAAGATTTTCAAGGTGTTTTTAGCAATACAACTTTTGCAGATTCAAACACAAATATTATTAATTCATCTGGCGCAGCACCTTCCTTGTTATTTACTTTTATTGATTGCACAACATTTCCCGATAACAAAATCACCAATACAAAAGGAAAATATAAACAAGCTAAGTCTATAAAATATACAATAACTGATTCTAGTGGTA